CAACTCTATACCAACCATTACCAACATTTTCAATAAATGGATTAGAAATAAAATCTGCTCCACCATTGTTTAATCTTGTTCCTGTTATCAAACCCGTTTGTAAATCAACTTCAACATATAAATTAAAGATTAATGCAGATGATACACCATATTGAAATCTTATTCTATCTAATCCATTATATTTAAGATAAACTGATGCAGTTCTTGTTCCTACAAATGTTGCAAAAGAAGTAAGATTCATAATATTCACACCAGAAGCCCCAATATACTCATAAGTAACACCACTATTTGCAATTAGATTATCACCAGTTAATGTACCATTAGGAGCTAATATTACATTTTGTCCTATTGTAGTTCTTTGTTTAAGCCAAGAAACGTTTTCAAAGTTTTCACTTTGTGATAATAAATTATAAGGCACAACTTCAATTAATCCATCAGCATTTACTCTTGTGGCTGTTGTTGCTCTTGTAACACTCATATCACCAATAGTTCCATTTATAATTGCTCTATCTGTTGTAGATATGTAATCAGTTATAGCAGAACCTGGTACTAATTGAGCACCCCATATGTAGTCAAAAGAACCTATAGTAGAACTAACAAACCCAGCTCTTAATGCCACAGTAGAGTTAGGACCTATTTTTCTAGCAATTAACCATAATCTAACAAATCCATTAGCAGCTGTCGTATATCCATAGCTAATATTATCCCATCCAGCCCCAGCTGAAGATATAGTATTTAATGTTAAAGTAGTTATATTAAAATTTACAGCAATTTCTTGTAAAGATTGGTCAGTTAATGATAATCTTACATTATCATTATTTTCTTTCTTAAAATAACAACTTCCAATATAGAAATTATTAATAGTACCTATTGCGTTTTGCGTTACGTGTATATTTGTCGTATTTGTAACAGTAATTGTATCCGCAGTTAATGTTCCATTGGGTGCAAGTGTTAGGTTTGAAGTTATTGTTACGTTTGATTTTACCCAAATAGCATTTTCAAACTCTTCACTTCTTAGTAGCAAGTTAGTTCCTACATCACTTGGTTCAAAAGCATACAACAAAGTTTCTCTATAACCATTTGGTGTTACAACCAAAGAAGCATTGTCTAATAAACTTTGATTATCTAATTGAGTTAGTTGTACTTCTAAACAAGCTTCTGCTTCAAACTCACCTTGAGTAGCAAAAACTCTTGTTTTAAAAGCATCAATAAGATTTTTTATTTTTGCCCCTAATGTAAAGAGCATCATTCTTCTAATACTCATTTTAGGTTCTTTGATTTATAGAATATATAATTTCAGTTGATGTAATAAAAGTACAATAAATGTAATTAACAACACTAACAATATAGTTTCCACTACCACTTAATTTTTTATATTCACTTGAAAATGTTGGTGCAGTTCCTGAATTATGTATAATTATATTTGTCACACCTAATTGTGCTCCTGTTACATCAGCAGTTATATTTCCTGTTACTGGTGAAGCAATTGTGCCATATACCCTATCTGTTATAAAAGATAAAATTGCTCCTGTTGCAGTACCTGCTGTTGTAGGTAATGGTATATATCCTAAAGCATTTTGTTTATTATTAAATGTTGTCCAATCAGCTGATGACAAAGCACCTCTATTTATTGCTGATGCAGTAGGAACATTTAATGTAATTACAGGTGTAGTTGTTGGATTTGCTACAGTAGATGATAAATCTGTTCCTGCAGTTCCTAGTATTAATGCTGCAACAGATGTTACTGTTCCACTAGGACCTGTACTAACTTTTTTAATAGTTCCAAATTTATCTAAAACAAGAACTCTACCATCGTCAGTTGAAGTGTTTCCATATTTATCTAATATCTGTACCATTATGTTTGTGTAGCACTAATATAAAAAGTTGTTCCAGGAACACTTGATATTAGTTGTAAATAATTACCATTAGCTAAAGAATATGTTTCAAGATCTCTTATAGAATCTCCTGCATCTAATTGAAATTCATATATAGGAACTTCATGTATACCAGGACCAGTCATAAATCTACTTAAGTTAAATGTATAAGCAGAGTCTAGGTTATTAATTATAATACTATCTATAATCAATGAAGTAGTGGTACAAGTTATTTTTGTACTACCATCTGTTGCTACATTACCTTGAAATATTATATTCATTTTTATTTATTCTTTTACTTTCCAACCACATTTAGTATGTAATTGTCTTCTTTGTTTTAAATGATTAAATACACCTATTGATAATCCTGTTTTTTTAGACATATCTGTTAAAGATAGTTCTACTATTTCTAAAGTGTTTACATTAATCCATTTTATTTTATTGAGTTTGTTTTTTGTTAAACTCATTTTAATTTTAGAATCTTCTTTATGTATATAAGAAGGTTTAACGTATCCTTTTTGTTTTTTTACTTCCCAACTTTGTTTAGCCCAATTAATTCTGTCTTCTTTTGTAGCATTTACAAAAGTATTTGATTCCTTATTATTTTTCCAATATTTTTTTACAGATTCTGATATTTTTAATTTAGTTTCATCTGACTGTATACCACCATTACCTCCTTCTGTTAAATTATATCCACTAGGTGCTATAGTATTATATTTAGAAATATAAAAGATTTCTCTTTTACAACATTCTTCTTTTGTAGAGCACTCTTCTAATATTTCCCATTTAAAATTATCAATACCATATTTTCTCAATGCTTGTTTAAATAAATAAAAATAATGTTTATTTAATTCACATCTTGATTTATATACATGAGTTTTTATTCTTTCTGGTAAAGTTTTAGTTGTGTATCCTATATATTGTTTACCATTTATTAAATTTGTTGCTAAATAAACTAACATAATTATATATTTTGTACAAATATACAAAACTATAACAAATGTTATCTACCTTGTCCAACATTTTTTTTCTTGTAGTTCTTAGAACTCTTTAGAGAAGAAGTTTTTGATTTGCTGTGTACACCAGGACGTTTAACCTTTGGTTTAGCTGTTTTTTCTACTGTGTTGGTTATCTTTGCCATATTATCCTTTTATTTGTTTATAGAATTTATTTGTTTGTATAATTCTATCTTCTAATCCATGTGTACCACCATTTACACGTTTGCTAATTTTTGTAATAGAATCAGTTGTAACAGTTGTAGCTAATGGTAATAATCCATTCTTATTAAAAAAGAATAAAGCACTTTCAAAAAAGTATTTGTTTTTAACAAGATCAGGATTAGCTATACAATCTTCTTTAATAAATGTTGTAAATGCTCTGTAGTTATCTTTACCAGTTAATTGTAAAGCACCTCTTCCTCTGAATTTCCAACCATCACCTGACTTCTCATCACCATTACCCATTCTTGAAGAATAAACTCTGTTAGCAATCTTTTCAGGTTGTCTTTCATATGCTTTAGCTAACGCTTCTGTTGGAAAGTATTTTTTGAAGATGCCTAATAACCCTTTTGCACCATAATTTAAATTTTCTATATCAGCTTTAAATCCTGCAGATTCATGATGACATTGTCCTAATATATGTGCAAGTTGTTCATCTGTAACTTTCCACAATTCTTTCATTTTAGCAAAACTTGCTTTTCCTAAAATACCATCAGCTGTTAATCCATTGGCAGCTTGGAATTCTAAAATCTTACTCATTTTCTTGTTTTTTGTTTTTATTAAATATTTTACCTGCTGTAGCTATACCAAAAGCTACTGATGTTAGCATTAAGAAACCATTGAAAATAAATTCTTCAACTACTAACTTAACACCCCATATTCCTGTAACTATATCTACAAGAAATGCAAGCACCATCATAAAAAAAGAAATAACACCAACGAATGATTTTTCATTTATGTTATTGTTATCACTAATTAATTCTCTAAAAAATTTCATAATTATTTTATTTATTACTACCTTCTTGTGTGGCATATTTAATACCCATAATTGTGCCAACTATTGAAAATGCGTTAGTTAACAATACACTAAACATATTACTCCACGTTGAACCAATTATCTGAGTTTCTTTATTTGTTATAATGGCTGCCCAATATAATACAGTTGTTACAATTCCAACACCTATTATAACTGCCAAAGCACATTTAACAATTACTTTTATCAACTCACTTTGACCTTTTTTAATTATTACATCTAAATCATTCAAAGCAGCATCTTTCTCTTTTTCAATAGAGTCTTTTAGTTGTTCTGATTTCTTTAACTCAATTTGTAAATCTTTTGAAAGAGCATCAATCTTATTTTTACTATTGACCATTTCTGTAATATCAGTAGCAATTTTCATCACTTTTGTAATTACACCAATTTCGTTTAGGATAGGATTATAAGTGGCTTGTAAATAAATAGGACTTCCATCAATCTTTTTTCTTTCAAATTCACCTTCAAAGAACTTGCCTTCTCTTAATGTTTCCCAAAACTTTTTGTACTCATCAGATTTAGAATACTCATAACTAACAAAAATACTGTGATGTTTTCCAATAAGTTGTTTATGATCATCTTCATTATAACCCATAGCTAACAAAAAGATAGAATTCATTCCTAGTATATATCCATCAAGGTCAAAATAGATAATAGCATTGCTTCTATTAATTGCCTCAAGTCTACTTAATAATTCTTCTTTTGATAAGTTTTTCATGGATTATTTATGTAATTTTATTTTCCAATACATTCCTAATCCATATATAATAGATCCATCAAAGTTTACTCCTATATTAGCTTGGTATATATGATCTTTTTTAGTTTTATATAATAACCCAGGAGAAGCTAATTGTAATTGTGTTTTATCGCCAAATAAATTACCTCCTATATATAATTGTCTTTTAGGGTCTTCAGTTTTAGTAATAGTTATTGTCTTTGTAACAGTTGGTATTTTAATATCTTGTATATACTTTCTCTTACCATATAACTTATTAATCCATACTGTATCTATAATTGTTATAGTTCCAAGACTATCTATTTTTAGAGTGTCTTTATATACTTTTTTAGCAATATGTTCTTTTAATAAGTTTTGAAATCTTTGTTTACAAGTGTCAATAGTTTCACCTGGATAGTATTGTTCATCTTTAGGGTAAACATATTCTATGCTAGAAATTTTAACTTCTTTAGATATAGTGTCAGTAATATGTTTATATACTGTATCTATCTTTACAGATATTTTAGGTTCACTATTTGATATAGCAAAGCCTGTACAAGATCTTTGTAATAGAATAATAATAACTAAAACTATTATTATTAAATAACTAATTTTATTTTTGCTTTTGAATAACATTATATAAGGGGATATAATAAAGTTTAAAGGCTGTAATTGTCTTTAATAATTATTTTATTTCAAGTTCATCTTCTTTTTTAGCTGGTTGTACTACGTAAGTACCATCTTTCACTTTACCTGGCTGTAGTACAACAGATTTTAACATGGCTATATCACTTTCCATGTTTTCTATTTTAACTCTATCAGCACTTTGTTGTACAAGGAGAAGTTTAACATCTGCTCTCATTTCT